GCCGTATATAATTAACGGTTCTTGTTTTAAAATAATATCTATCGCTTCTTCTTTACTATTTATATTTATCATAATAAATGGCTACTCCTATTGCAGTTCCCCCGTCGTGTGGAATTGGATCAACAAAAAAATTTAAATGTGGGTATTTTTTTACATATTTAAAATTATTAGAACAGTTTAAAAAATAACCTCCTGATAAAACCACATTGTTTGTTTTGTCTTTAATTCTATCTATTAACTTACAAGTATCTTCAAAAGATTTTTCTTGAGCTTCTTTTGCAAGATTAACTTTATTATAATCTAATTTATATTTTTTATTAGAATAAGCATACGAAGAAAGACCCATAAGTTTACCCGCGTCATCTGTATGTCCAAAACCTGCTGCAAATGTATATTTTTCAAAAAGCTGACCACCAATACATTCGTTAGAATATTTATTTAAATAACCATTAGTATATGTATGTGTTTGATAATTAGGAACATCAAAATTTTTACCAGACCTGTAAGAACTATGGTGTTTATAAATTGGTATTATATTTTTATGATTTATTGCGTAAATAGATTCTACTTCTTGATAAGGTATGTTAGTATGACAAGCTCCCCCACCATCCACAACGATGGCTATTGCTTCATTAAATTTAGAAAAATAAAAAGCAGTTATTGCGTGGTATAAATGATGTTCTTTAATATTAAAATAGTAAGGTATGTTATCTAATTGTTTTTGTAAATTATTAATAATATCTTGGTCTGTAAAAGAAAAATATTCATAATTTCTTCCATAGGAAGCATAACAAATAAAATCTGGTTTATCGTCCACTTGTTTTAAAATAGATTGATATATCTTTGTATCTTTATGAGGTTGATATTTCTTATCTAAAATAAATCTATCTTCATTGTAAAAGTTATGAACTTTTCCATTATTGTAAAAACATATAGAAGGATGGTGTGATATGTTAATCCCTAATATTTTCATTTTAATATTTTTATAGTCCAATCTAATTTATTTAATAAATCTTCTAGATTAAAATCTTTTCCTTTATTTTTTTTAATATAAGTATGTAGCTCTTCAATATCTAAAATAACCCATTCATTTTTAAATTCAAAAACCATTTTATCTGCTTTTGTGTTAGTTTTACCAGTCTGATAAAAATGATTATCAGATTCTTTTTTTAAATTTCTAACATCAAATTTATAAAATGCATTTTTATCTTTTAATATTCCAGCAATATTCCAAGAGGTTTTTTCTTTTGGATACTCTATTGCTGTAAGTAATTCAGCAAATCTATCAAGTATCATTTTCCTGTATAAAAGAATGGAAGTCCAATATGAGGTCTTTGATCAAAAATATTAGATTGATTTTTTTCTGTGTTTTCATTGTAATGTAAAAATACTTGAGCACATTCTTGACCTTCAAATTTTTCTCTCCAATGTTCTAATTCTTGACCTCTATAAACTAGCATATCTCCTGGAGATAAATTAACTTTGATACCTTTTGCTTTGCTTTCCCAAGTAATATTTTTACCATTAGGAATACCTACATTTTCTTTTGGACTTAAATAAATTGGCCACGGATCACCACCTAAATTTATTGTAGTTGATATTTCACAACTCATTCTATCTTTATGTCTTTCCAAGACATCACCTGGTTTATATATTCTTGCATAAGAATAAGTAGGAATTAGTTTTAATTTAGTTCTTTTTTCCATTTCTGGTAATACTTTAACTAACAAAGTTTCCATAGCAATATCTGCATAATGAGAATATGTATTTGGAATTTGTTTATCTTCCCAAGTTCCCCATTCTGTTGAATAAGGAGAAATGTATTTTGATTTAAATAAAGTTTCAGCAACTTGTCTTTTAATTAAAAAATAATTAAAAACAAAATTTGCTATGTCTTTTGATATAGCATTTTTTACTATGCAGTATTTATTTTTTTTAAAACTCATAATCTATATTTATATTTATTCTAACCCTTTCATCTGTTTGCGCTACACTTTTATGTCTTAATCTGCCATCAAAGATAACAGCTTGATTTTCTTTGGACAAAATTTTATCACCATTTTCAAACAAAGTAAAACCATTATTTGTATTAACATTATATAATAATACCATATGTGGATGAGCTAAATCAATATGATACCCTGTATGTATTTCTCTATCCTTCTTAGTATATAAATTACATTTTGCTCTATAAATTTTTTTATTAATTAATAAAGGAACAATTTTACTAAAAAAATTACTAGTTATATTACCATCTCTATACAAAAAATGATAAAAGTAAAAATCAGAATCATCTTTTTCTTGAGAAATATAATTAACAAAATGCCAAGGAAAATTGTTTCTTGGATCAAAAAATAAATTTTTAAGATATTCTAATCTATCTTTTGGTAAATAATTATCTATTATTTGTAAGGGTAACCTACGTTCCATATAACCAAAGAATGTCTAATGCCACTTGTTACTGGTTTGACTCTATGCCAAACAAAAGAAGGAAAAACAACAATAGAACCTTTTGGTAAAATTTCTTTACAAGTAATGATTTTGTTTTTTTTATTTGGAGCTAAATTTTTAAAATCAAATTCTAATTCTCCACCTTCATATTCACTTAAATCAGATAAACTAACAGTAACAGATAATTTTCTAATTTTTCCTTTTTGTGGTCCTTCTTGTTCATAAGGTTTATCCCAACAATCTTGATGCCAATCATAAAATTGGCCTGGCCTGTATATCGTAAACTGACAAGATTCAGACCAATCCCAATCATAATTCCAACCTGCTTGTTTGTTTGCACTATGAATATAAGGATGTATTTCTTTATAAATCCAAGGATCACTTAACCAAACAATGTTTGAATCTCTTATCTTATGTAAATCTTTTAATTGTTTTTTTGTTAAACCTTTTTGTTTACTTAAATTTCCAGTTAAAGCTACTTCTTCTTTTTTTAGTTCATTACCATATCTAACTATTTGATCACAAATATGACTTGGAACTACAGATGGAAAATACCAAAAATAGTTTGTAAGATTCATTAAACGTATTCAAAGGTTGTTAGTAAAAAAACATTTGTAGAATGCGAAGTATTTCCTGTTATAAAAAATCTTTGTGTAGTAGGAAACATAACATATTCATTATTGTTAATAGGAATGTGCCAAGTTGCATTAACTCTTCTATTATCATCATACTCAATAACTATGTTTGCTGAATCTGGATAAACATCTACACCGTAGATCATTACAAAATCAGGAGACTCTCTATACATAGTTTCATCTAAACAACGTCTTGAAAAAGATTGTTCACCGTGTTGGAGTATGTTTCCAAAATTTAAAACAGGAAGTAAATTTCTTTTATGGTGCAATAAATGTTGTTCACGAATGTAAGTGTGCAACATATCTAAAGGTCTTGAGTGTTCAATCTTATAATCAAAAAAACCATAGTCAAAAGGATTTGAACTAATTGTTTTATTTTCTAATTGTGAAGTTAATATATCTGCTTTTATTTTTGATCTTTCAATATCATAATGTTTAGGCATAATAACTTTGCCTGAATATAATGCTATTTCTGATAATACTTTCTTTTGCATACTTTCTATTAGTATATACTAATTAACGTTTTCTTCCAAGTATATCATCTTTATCTTCTGCTGCATCATATGCTGCTTGAGAGATAGGTGTAATGTATTGTTTTTTTTCCCATTGTAATGACCCTTCATTCCAAGACCAAAAATGAGTTAATTTTTCTGCATCATCGATTGCTGGTAATAAACCTACTGGTGATTCCCAATCACAAGTCTCGTTATTTTTTACCCAAGATGTTGGGTGATTACCTTTTGGTGGCCAAAAGACTTGATTTGCTGCATCCCACTCATAACCAATAGCAGGCATATTACCTCTAAAAGGTGTACCACCATTTGTAGATTGATTTCTGTGTGTATGCACATCACCTTTAATCCAAAGGTTTGCTGGCCAATTATTGTTTGCTTCTAAATGAGCTTGACCTTCTGCTTCTGTAGGACAAACAGATTCATCCATATGCACTACTGCAAGCACTACATTATTTTCATCTATTTTTGCAAAAACACAACTCATATTATTTAAACCTATACTTAATTGCTACGAGACCTTGTTTACCTGGACCACCATAGTTAACGTTATCTCCAGAAGGACTACTTCCATCTCCCGATCCACCTTGACCACTGCCTCCAGAAAAATATCTTAAATTTGGTGTACCTGGTGTTCCTGATCCTGGTACTCCTATATCTGCAATACCTTCAAAAAATGCTGTTCCAGCTCCATTGTATTGAGATACTGCTCCGCCGCCCCAACCTGATGCTGTACCTTGTCCTGGTTGACCTTGAGGAGGTGATGTTGGAGGTTGATTTCCAGTTCCGCCTGTTCCAGGCGTATTTCCTGGAGGGTATCCCCCTGCTGCTCCGCCGCAACCACCTGGAAGTCCAGGTGCTCCTTTTACAGGTTGTGTATAGTGACCAACTCCTGATCCACCACCACCTGCTGAAGTAATATTAGAAAAAGTAGAAGGGTTTCCTGGGTTACCTTGAGTATTTTGTGAAGGTTGTGGTGTTGCTGTTGCACCAACAGTTATTGAATAACCTTGAACAGAAACAGGTAACGAGCCACCAGGATTTGCAATTGGACTTGCTGTCCAAGCTGCTGGTGCAGGAACTGATTCTCTAAATCCTCCTGCTGCTGTACCTCTAGTGGACGGTGCAGTTCCACCGTTTCCAGCGATAACTACATAATCAACTACTGCTAATGCAGGATCTGGAGCTTTTTCAACTGTAAAAGTTCCAGGTGAAGTAAAAGTATGAATTTTGTAATCTCCAACTTCTGAAATTGTTCCACCTGAAGCAACCATATATTTTGGTCCACCCGCTGTGATCCCAAAACCTTTTCCTGATCCGCCTCCTAATGATCCTAATATCGGCATCTTTCTTTTATCCTCCTATTATGCAAATTGAACTTGCGCAGCTAACACTGTGAAAGTTGATCCTGCAGTTTTAATTGCAGTGTATGTGTAAACATCATTTGATGAAACGTTACCACCAGTTGGTGCGGCACCGCCTTGCCAAACTGGAGTTACTCCTGTTCCATCAACTTTTACTGTTGTGTTATAGTACGCTGTTGCGTTTTGCTTAGAAATATATGC